GGTGCGGTCTATGACCGCCCGTGGCGAGATAGGTCAATCAACCACCGAACTGCCATCGTTTACAGAATTTTCATCTAAGTACCTAGGGGTAGAAGTCTTTACCCATCAGAAACACTGGATTGATTTATTGGAGGGTACCACCCCCTCCGAAGTACACCCAAGTATTATTTATGAACCTGGCGACCCTGATTTAATTATTATCAATACACCGCCTGAGCATGCTAAGTCTACGACTATTACAGTCAACTATGCTCTATACCAGATTTGCCGTAACCCAAACATCCGTATCTTGGTTGTATCCAAGACACAGGCTATGGCGCAAAAGTTCCTGCTCTCCATTAAGAACAGACTCACCCATCCTCGTTATCAGGACTTACACCTCGCCTTTGGACCTCCAGGCGGATTTGAAAAGAACTCTGATTCGTGGAAGCAGGACTTAATTTACTTATCATCAGAATCTCGTGACTCTGGTGAAAAGGACCCAACGGTTCAAGCCATTGGTATTCGTGGACATATCTACGGTGCCCGTGCTGACCTAATCATCATGGATGACTGTGTTGACCATACCAACGCCCATGAGTACGAAAAACAGATTGACTGGATTCAATCAGAAGTTATGTCCCGTATAGATAACGATGGCGGAAAATTACTGGTAGTGGGCACACGATTACGCCCCAAGGATTTATATTCCGAACTCCGTGACCCCATGCGTTATCCCGATGAAACTTCTCCTTGGACTTACTTCGCTCAACCCGCAGTATTGGAGTTTACAGATGACCCTACTGATTGGGTTACTCTTTGGGCGAAAACGAATATGCCCCCAGTGTCTGGTAATGGTACTCCAGATTCTGAGGGACTCTACGACAAGTGGACAGGCACGGCGCTCAATCGTAAACGAAGTCGCATGTCACCCAACTTGTGGGCGATGGTTTATCAACAACAACAGGTACATGAAGATAGCGCTTTCCCGCAGGATTCAGTTAAAGGCGTTATTAACGGCGCTCGCAATATTGGCATCATCCCGAAGAATAAGGCAGGCAACAGACTTGCTGGGATGGATGGGCTTGTTGTGGTTGCTGGGCTTGACCCCGCCATGGCTGGGCATACCGCTGCTGTCTGTATTGGTGTGGATGTTTCTACTCAAAAGAGATATGTGTTGGATGTGTCTAACAAACAAGGCATGAAGCCTGATGAGATAAGAGAATTGATTAAAGACTGGACAGATAAATATAAAATCTCTGAGTGGCGTGTTGAAAAAAATGCATTTCAAGCGATGTTAACTCAGGACCGTGAGGTACGAGAATACCTACAAACAAGGGGTGCGATACTTAAGGAACACCATACTGGAAACAATAAATGGGATACTGACTTTGGTGTCGCATCCCTTACAACATTGTTCCATGGTTATGAAGAAGGCTTAAACCTTATTGAGTTCCCATCAACGCATCAGTCCGAAGGATTAAAGGCTCTCATTGAGCAACTAATTACTTGGTACCCAGAAGCACCACGAAGTCAAAAGACAGACTGCGTTATGGCACTTTGGTTTACTGAATTAGCAGTACGAGATAGAGTCGCAACCGCAAGCAACTTTGCTCGCAATCATAGTTACACAAATATGTTCCAAACAAGGTACGACAAAAGCCAACAGGTCACCGTTAACTTGAGTGATTATGCATACAACTAAGATAGGAGGTGAACATGGCACTTACCGTTGAAGAAATTAAGAACTATTATGACCGCTATCGCCGTATGTACGATGACCGTGACCAGCGCATGAATCAAGTTCTCCAAGTTCGTCAAGGCAAGATGCGAGATGTTTACCCAGACCTTTTCCCCGATGGTCCTTTTGAGAATCCTATCGTGGCAAATATGGTAGATATTGCTGCCCGTGATATTGCAGAAGTTATTGCACCTCTGCCATCGTTTTCATGTACTTCAACATCCATGGTTTCAGAAACAGCCCGTAGAAAGGCTGATAAGCGTGGAGAAATTGTTAACGGTATTGTTAACTTCTCTGACTTACAATCACAGATGTTTAACGCTGCAGACAGGTATGTAACCTATGGTTTCGTACCAGCACAGGTTGAAATTGATATTGATGAGAACATGCCACGCATTAAGTTCTTTGATTCACTAGGAAGTTACCCAGTAATTGACCGTTATGGTCGCGTTACTATGTTCTTCCAGCGCATGAATAAGCCAACAGAAGAACTAATTGCTAAGTATCCAGAAGTAGCACATTTAATTTACGACAAAAACAATACAACAACTATCTCTGAGATTGTTCGTTTTCATGATAAAGACCAAGATGTTCTATTCATGCCACAGAAAAACAATCTTGTTTTAGAACGCGCTCAGAACTTAATGGGCGAGTGCATGATTCGTGTTGTTATGCGACCTTCAATAGATGACCAATCCCGTGGTCAGTTTGATGATGTACTGGCTATTCAAGTTGCCAAGGCACGCTATGCCTTGCTTTCTCTTGAAGCAGCAACCAAATCAGTACAGGCACCGATTGCGATGCCTTTAGATAGTCAGGAGTTAGCCCTTGGACCTGATGCAATTATGCGCTCCAGTAAGCCTAATGAGATTCGTAGAGTCCCACTTGAACTTCCTAGCAATGTGTTCGCACAGCAATCAGTTCTTGAACAGGAACTCCGTTTAGGTAGCCGTTTTCCAGATGCTCGTACAGGTAATGTTGATGCTTCAATCATTACTGGACAGGGTGTTAAGGCTCTTATGGGTGGTTTTGATACACAAATCAAGACTGCACATGCAATGTTTGCTCGTACATTTACAGAACTTTTAGGACTTGCTCTTAAAGTTGATGAAAAAATCTTTGGTAATCAAGAAAAAGAACTTAAAGGTGTATACAACGGTACTCCTTACAACCTTAAGTACAAGCCAGAGCGTGATATTAGCGGTGATTACACCGTTGATGTGCAATATGGCTTAATGGCAGGACTTGACCCTAACCGTGCATTGGTCTTTGGACTACAAGCACTAGGCGATAAGTTAATTTCTCGTGATTTCCTACGCCGTCAAATGCCTTTCTCTTTCAATGCAACCCAAGAAGAAGAAAAAGTTGAAACAGAAGAACTGCGTGATGCTATGAAACAGGCTATTGCCTCATACGCACAAGCAATTCCAGCCCTTGCAAGCCAAGGACAAGACCCATCCGACATCCTACGCAAACTTTCGTATGTAATTAGTGCTCGCCAAAAAGGAACTGCTATTGAAATAGCAATTCAAGAGGCGTTCCAACCACAGAATCCCGCACCTGCTGCAGCCCCTGGCTCAGTAAGTCCCGAATCTATGGGCATGCCAAGTGAGAGCGCAGCAGGTGGCGGGCAACTTCCAATGGGCATGAGCGAAACTGGTCGTATGCAAGGCGTTGCACCTGGACAAATTATGCCAGGTGGTCGCCCCGATGTTCAATCACTTCTCGCTGGTTTAAACAACCGTGGAGATGCAAACTTACAAGCCACAGTCGCACGCAGAGTGCCGTTCTAAAAGGGAGGAGGGTAACCATGGCAAATACAAGTACAGCAAAGTATCCAAACAACCAACCTGGTAAGGCATCAAAGCCTGCTAATCAGGGTGGAGCAGGAAACTCAAAAGCAGTTACACAACAGCCTACAGATGCTGGTATGCCAAAGGCATCAAAGCCTGGCGCATCCGTAACAATGTTCTCAGCACAACCAAAAGGAACACGCGGCTCAAAGTAAGCCTTAAACCTGAGTAAGTTTTAAAACTGCTCACTACTTTTAAATACTGACCTTAAATGGAAGGGAGATAACATGCCAAGTGGAGGCGAACGCCCAACTGCATCACAGAATAATTATGCTGTTTCAGCAACTGGTGGCAGTGGTAACAATGGTACACAACCAGCAAAAGCAATGACTGGTGGACAGTACGGTGAAAACAAAGACATGATGGAAATGCAAACATCAGCACCAATGAACGCTTCTCCTACTTTTGCAGCAACCCCTTCTATGGCTCGCACACAAACAGCCCCAACTGGACAACAAATTGTTCCGTTAGATGCACCAACACAACGCCCTGATGAACCA